CCTCTATCTTTATATTGATCCCAAAAGTATGAACCTACCCAACTTTCATCATACCAGATATGAGCAAAGACATCTACATCCCAGCCAGGTTGATAGAAATTACTGTGATGATTTTCATAACATTCTCTTAGATGTCTGGGTTGTCCAGAATATATTAGAGCTAATTTTTTAGACATGATAGTTACTATTATCTTTGGCCATGTGAACCATTTTTGGTTTGAAATCACAGTAGTCTGCGAAGACTTCTGGAAAGGCATATTCAGGCCCAACTGTATGAACCTTTTCTATATTTTCAGAATAAAAACAATTTAGATGACTCTCATCATGCCAAACTGCAATCACATTATTCTTTTCATCTATTGTAGTACGTCTGTCAAGTTCTTTCATCAAATCAAATACTTCTGGTATCCTACCACCCCATAAACATCCCTGCCAATAGATTGAATGATCATACTCTTCAGATATTTTTGCAAGTGATAATGGATTTGTTTCAAATGCGCCTGGTGGTTTATCATGTGGAGGAAACTTTAAGAAATGACATGGATGATGAACACCAATATATGGTTTAGATTCATCAAATAAATCTTCTGGTTCTACTGTATCAACCACAGCCATATCTGCGTCAATAAATATCAACCAATCACAATCTTTTATATCTTTTTTTGCCTTTTCTAATATTCTAAATCTATACAATGTAATGTATGGCCAATCAAGATGTTCTTGATGATATACTATAGAATTATCTGGTGATTCTGGTACACTACCATCTGTAAAAATTAAATATTTCTTATCTACGCCAGGCAAAAAGAACTCTTCACATCTTTCATACCAAGTAGGGAGAAAGTTTAGATACTTGTCAGTACCAATAAAAACAACAGCAACTTTCATTAGATAATCGTCCAATCCTCACAATATAAATCTTTAGTTTCTAAGTGTTGTTTGTCAGGCCCAAACCATTTAGAAGGAGCTATGACATCTTTACTCTTAGATAACCATGCACCCCACCAAGAGAATGATGAGTTTGCAATTATATGTCCTACACAAAGAGACATTAAACACATATCCATGTACTGATTATTTTCTTCAGATACAAGGAATCTATCATCATCTTTAAACAGTTCCTGTTGTTTACACCAAGCAGGATCATCACTAAAAATAACAATCTGATTGTCTTTAAAATGTTCTAAGGCTTTTGCATAATAATCTAGTCCTAGATTATGATGATTCTTATAATTTGTCAAGTAATCTCCTCTTCTAATGTGAAGAGATACAGGTTTTTCCACACCATTAATCATAGATTGACATGGTTCTAAGATCTCTGGTCTGAAAGAAAACATAGAATGAACTGTGTCTTCAATATGTTTGAAATATTTTTCAGATTGAAAGAACCCAACTAGACTTACCCAATCAGGACAATCATTAAATAATTTTTCATCAAATGAAAATGAAGCTTCTTCTACTTGTGGTCTTTGAAAATCTATGAACTGTATGTTCAGTGGATTTACACCTTCAAAAACAAATGGATTGAAGAGTTGATGATCTGTCCACTCATTTTTATTTTTAGATGGAGGTATGGCATAGTTGTAATTATTATTACTTGCAATACCTCTCAAAGATGCAACTTGAAACATCTGATTTCCCAGACGACCAAGTTGACCTAACATATTAAATCCAATCATTTAGTATCTCTCAGGTAAACTAGGTTCTAAAACTTGTTCTTCTACTTCATTCTTTTTATAAACTTGATATGATATCCACGCATACGTTTTCTTGATTCCTTCTTCTAAGGAGTATTCATAATCCCAATCTAATATTTTTCTAATCTTATCGTTCTGAGAATTACGTCCTCTCACACCTAGAGGGCCATCAATATGATTAACTACTATTTCTTTATCTGCAATTTTAGATGTAATATCAATGAGTTGATTTATTGAAACCATTTCTTCTGAGCCTATATTGATAACTTCTTTACACTCAGAATCCATCAATCTACGTGTGGCTTCTATACAATCATCAATGTACAAGAATGATCTTGTTTGTTCTCCATCACCCCAACAATCAATTGATTCTCCTGATCCAACTGATGCAATCTTTCTACAAATAGCAGCGGGAGCTTTCTCCCTTCCACCTTCCCATGTACCTTCAGGCCCATAGATGTTATGATACCTTGCAACACGTACAGGGATATTATAATTACGACTATAAGAATAATATAATCTCTCAGAGAATAATTTTTCCCAACCATATTCTGAATCTGGATTGGCTGGATATGCATCCTCTTCTTTCAAGCCTGGGTTGTCAACTTCCTCTTGAATATGTGATGGATAAGCACAAGCAGAAGATGAATAAAATACCTTTGGAGTTGTTCTATCTTCTTTTTGAGCTTTGACAATTGCATCTAATAAATTCAAATTAATAGTTGCAGAGTTGTGCATAATATCTGCATCATTCTCACCAGTAAATATAAATCCAGCACCACCCATGTCAGCAGCAAACTGATATATTTCATCAAAAGATTCTATCATCTTATATGGAATTTGATTATAAAAATTACCCTGCCATCCTTTAAATTCTACAACTCTATTCACAAAACTTTTATCTCTTAAATCACCAATAACAAACTCATCAGCTTCATGACGACCAAACTCTGGATGATCTAGATCGACTCCACGAACCCAGTACCCTTCTTTCTTTAGTCGTTTGACCATATGACTACCGATGAAGCCACCAGCACCCAGAACTAGTGCCTTTTTCTCAGGATAATGTCCCATGTGATATAAAATAAGATTCAATATATTTATTATAACACAAAATATTTAATTGTCAAAACTACTATATGATTTCCAATAACTTTCTGGATGATCTACAACCATTCTCTCTTCAAAATGTATTCCATTACCCCATAATTCTACTTCAGCTCCTAAAGGTGCATTAATGGTAATTGTTTCTGTAGGAAAAATAACTCTTTCCATAAAGAAATTTTTTTCACCAATACACCTCATCACAATCATGTGATCAGTATCATTATGGTAGGAATATTCAACCATGATGAACTACATTTTTCCAATCTTCATCGAATATTTCTAAACCTTTATCAGTAAGAACGTGATTATACATCTTATCAAATACAGATGGAGGCATTGTCACAATGTTAGCTCCATTTGCAAAAGATTGAGAGACACTATTCACATATCTGATAGATGCTGATAATATTCTTGTTTTATGAATTGCTTGAACTCTAAAGACTTCATCAATATCTTTGATTAAATTTAACCCTGTGATTGAATTATCATCTAATCTACCAACAAAAGGTGAAACATAGGCAGCACCCGCTTTTGCAGAAAGTATGGCTTGTGCAACGTCAAATATAAGAGTTACATTTACTCTAATTAAATCCTTGCATGATAGTTCTGCACACGCAAGTAAACCATCAGGTGTACACGGAACTTTTATAGTTGCAGATTTTGGAAATTTAGTTGCAAGTCTGATTCCTTCTTCTATCATTTCATTGGCATCGCCAACAACTTCCATACTTATATCTCTTAATCCTATATCTTGTATCTCTTGATATACTTCCTCTGGGTCTCTTCCACTTTTACGAATCAAAGTTGGATTTGTTGTTACACCATCAATCAATCCAGTACCATAATACTTTCTAATTAAATCTGTGTCTGCTGTGTCTAAAAAAATCTTCATTGATTCAAGTAAGTTTGTCATAGTAATCCTTTTTCATATATCTTCCAAGGATATTTGAATTATAATACAAAGGTGTGCCGTCGGCAAGCGATTCCATCAGTACATTATTTAGAAACAACTGCCTTGTCTCTTCGTAGTTTACTTTCCCTAGTGTCTTATGTAGGCTTATAATTTCTCTTCGGAAATTGTCTTTTCCAAGGTCTCTAATATCTTGTTTAAGCTCCTCAGAAGATCCAAAGTATCGTTTCCAGTCAGACTCAGAGGTGACTCTTCGTTTTCCTCCTTTTGGCTTTCTTTTTTGTATGAAGTATTTTCTTCCAATATATTGTTTTCCTGTACAAAGGTTTGTGATTCTGTAGACAAAACCATAGTAGTCCCCAATGTCATCAGAAGTAAAGGGTAAACCATTATAAAGCCAAGGATTTTCATAATCAACATTCAACTCAAGATACCTCTTCTCCTATATTTAATTTATATTTTTTACCATCCTTATTATTTACAACATATAAGTATTTTTCACCTGATACAAAAGTCCAATCACCATCAGTTCCATCAATCGAATTACTTGTTTCAGATATATTTAATTGTGTGACTGTGCTTATCATGATTGTTCAGATGTTATGCCTATTTATGATGTACCTTTAGGATTTCATTATATAACAAAGTGCATAATATGGAGGTAAATTAGCATTTGTTGCAGAGGAACCTTGTGAATTAGTGCCTGGCGATGATCCTCCAGTAGTTCCACTAATAGTTACATTATCAGAAGCAGAAATA